CTCACCACTACGCATCCCACGACCCGCTTTAGAAACAACAAATAAGTCGCGGGGCTCAATGTCGAAGCTTGCGCTATCACCAAAGCCAATGCTACGAACATCGGTGTAAAGACCAATGCTGTCTGTAATTGCATCTGGAAGAACTGCATCAACCAGCTGCGACACAATCGCAAAAGTTGCCCATTTTACGTTCGGGTGAGTTGCAAAAAGCTGCGTATTAAATTCCTGTGCGTTGGGCACGTTGGAAATACGAGCAATTTCTTTTCTGAAAGCAACATCAATCTTTGCTTCTTTTTCCGAAAAACTAACTGAGGAATCATAGGTAAGACCCTTTGTTCCGCCGTCAGCTCGGTAATGATTGAAATAATCTATGAATGCCTCATAGAATTTTTGGTTCCCCTGAGAGAACGCTTTAACAGTGTCTACTAATCTAATAGCCATAATATCCTCCTTACGCTACTGCTACGACTTCGAATTGATACGCGGTAGCAATACGCTGCGAACCAATCGCGCCACTAGCCAAAGCAATAGGGTTCGGGTCTTTCACAAGTTTCAAGGTCAACCCAGAAACCGCAGCGGCTGCCCAAGTCAATGCTTGAGCCGTATTAGTAGCAACAACATAGTCATTGGTGCTCTTGGTTCCAGCAAGGGCGTTAGCGTCCAATGTAATCAAATCACCAACTTTTGGTTGGAAGACCGAAAAGATGTCGCCAATTGCATTGATTCGATTTCTAATATCTATATCAATGCCACGATAAGCCTCACTCGTGGTAACAACATCTTCATCATATACCATCCACAAGTTTGAGAGCGCACCCGTTACAGGAGCTGTCATAACCCAAACTTCTTCTTCCCCAGACGTAGTAGACTTGGTGAGAAGATTTCCAACGAAACCGTTCTCGTATGCAGCGGCGGAAACGGCTGAACGATTCAAAGAATCGACATCCTTCGCCATAACTTTATCGGGCAAACAAATACCGTATGCCATAATTTTCCTCCTAAATATTCTTTCTATTTATAATATTAACCAATTTCATCCCAAAGCCCGCCCGTGCCGGAAGGGGTTTCGGATTTAATTGGGAATTGCCATTTAACAAAACCATCTTCTTCGTCTTCCTCAACCGCGTCTTTTGAATATTCAAAAGCAATGGCATTTGCTTTGTTTTTCCACCCATCAATATTTTCAATGGAAAAGTTTGCCGCATCTTCTTTCAATTCGGCTATCTTATCTTCTGGAACGTACTGCTTAATTCCCGCAATGGTTTTGTCCACTTCAAAAGCTTTTTGAGCTTCTTCTTGGTTTTTCTTGTATTCAAAAAGGGAATCTCGCTCTTCTTTCAGCGCCGAAAACTTATCTAAAATACTATCAAGAACGGGATACGATTTTTCATCAAACGAAAAATCAGCTTCTTCGCTTTCAAGCATCGCGAGCATTTCTTCCATTCTTTGATAACTATTCATAGACATTTCTTCCTCTTGTTCTTCTTCGGCTTCGGCTTCTTCTTCGTCATCAGACTCTTTTTCAAAATATTCACCATCGCCAGATTCTTCTTCGGGAGGCGCTTCTTCTTCAGATTCTTTTTCTTCCATCATGACATTTTCATCTTCGACTTCTGCCTCAGTTTCCACGGCTTTTTCATCTTTTTCCTTCATGTTTTCCTCCTTCCCACTGGCGAAATCTTCTGCCAATAAATTTTCTTCTTGAGTATCGACCTCATCAGAAGTCGCCATCTCTACGGTAGTAGACTCTTCTTTCAAGACATTCTCCTCAAAATACGCCATCATCTTATCATCAGCGGAGTTCATTTGTTTTACTATTTTTTCTGACCACCTTCGTCCTGCATTGCTCCCCCAAAGAAGCCAAGCAATCCATCCCGCCGAGGTTTTATCGTCCAAATTGTCTCCCGCATGGCGCGGAAAATATTTTGCAATGTGTCGAACTTTTTGCGGAGATGCGACCGTATTTTTTACCAAATAACGTGCCGTTGCCATTCCGACAGAAGTTCCACCTCGGCCATATTTCTTTCGAAGCTCAAGCCCTCTTTCAGCGTTCTTTTTTACCGAAGATGGTATCTTGAAATCTATGTGGTCATATTTTGCGAACTTGTCAAAATATTTTTCTTTATCTGGGTGTTCAGAGAATGATAGTATCTGCATATGAGCTTTTGGGCTGGCTTCTTGCAGTAGGTCACCAAGCACACATATTGCGCTGTAAGCCCAGTCTAACATTTGGCGGAAGCCACGAGAATCTTCCTCTCCGACCTCTTTCAAATCCATCTCTACAGAAACCTTTTTCTTGCCATCATCTCTCTCAAATATTCGCATAAAGTCTTTAGCATAATACTTCCAAATCTTTACGCGAACAGAAAAAGCTGTTCTACCATCATCTAATTCATAGAACTCGGCACTGTCTTTTTCTGCAAATCCAGCAATTCGGGGTTCGTTTTTATCATTATGACCACCGAAATCATCCCATCGTTCATCTATGTCAAAAACAATCGGCTTCTCATCCATCGTCGAAGAAGTCTTTTTCAACGTGTCAACATCACACCACATGTCGTGGAGGTTGTCTCCCGAAGAAAAAGCATGAATTTTTGCAATAGAAAATTGAGGGTCAGAGCTCTCAACTATTTCAGCGTTAGCCACTTCAAAATTTATTCTACTCATTTACCCTCCTTTCATAACAAACCTTCAATCGCCTTCTTGCATCTAGGGATTGATTCGTATATATTTTTGAACTTTTCTGTTATTGCAAAAATATATCTGTCACCGCTGAAACCAAATAGTGGGATGCCATATTCTTTAATCAGAATGTTGCCAAACCACTTTGAACAATAAAACTTTTTAACACTAACGCCATCTGCATTTCTAACTAACATAATCAGTCTTCCATTTCAAAAGACGCATCAAGCAAAACAGCGGATTTCCAATCGGAACCAATAACTCTCGCCTTATCTAAGATTTCAGATGCTTCAGCCATTTCCTTTTGTTGGTCAGAAATAAGCTTTCGGATGCTTTCTTCCACTATCCCGTTGTCTTCTTCTATTGCAAGATTCTTTATTGCGATTAGAGATTTTGTTGTTTCATCTTCCCTCTCATATCCCGCCTCAGCCACATCCAAAAAACTTTCAAACGGGTGAGCACACCCATCAATATAGGGAAAATCAAATATAATATTCATATCTGAAAGCAAGTTTACAATGTGAATGGCATGTCCACGTTCTTCTTGATAGGCGCTTCTATATAGTTTTCCGTGGTTCGGCATTCCCTTATTTTCTAGAAAAACAGCCAAGCGAAGATAAAAATGGGAATTATATAGCTCCTGAGATATTTGTTCTACTAGGGCGTCTCTCAAGACATCACTAATTAGTGGTATCATTTTATACCACCTTTCCTATTAAGTAAGATAATAAAATTCTACGGTAACAGAACCAGCAGAAACAGAAGTCCAGTCAGCATTAGTAGTAATCGTGAGAGTTATGGTTGCTTCGGTGTCATGATATAAGACACCGGACGGAGAACCCGCAGCGATACCATTTGCGGCATCACTAAAAACATCAATGGTAGTTGCATTATACCTGTCAACATCACTCCCATCACCCAAAGTTAATGCAGCAGAAACGTCTCCTGCGAAACCAGTAACAGCCGTAATAGCAGCGAAAAGGAATGTCGCCCCAACAGGGATAGTTCCAGCAGTAATGTCGTATGTTCCCACAGCCGCACCACCATCGGTGAAGTCGCCATAAGCCACAGTCTCACTAAACTTCTGGAGAGCAGACAAAGATGCCGCATCTGAAGTTACCCCATCGAGAAGATTTAGTTCTGCTGCGGTGGAAGTTATTGCAGTTCCAGCCCCAGAGCCCAAGGATAGCCCGCCATCAGCTACGGCTAACACGTCAAGGTTTTTATTTGCTCCCAAAAGAGCAAGCTTGGATGCTTCAGCCGTCCCTGCGGCAGATGGAACAAGCGCCTCTACAACGTCCAAGGCGTCGGACAAATCGCTAACATCATAGCTTCCATCCAACAAATCCTCTAGGATTGTTCCAAGACCAGACTGTTGTCCAGCCTCATTCATTTTGTTCAATAGTGCAACTTTTTGTGCAGTGGTCAAAGCCATAATAAATCCTCCTAAAATTTTTCTAATTTTTTAATCAATAAACCTTCTATATCCGTTATTTCCCAATAGTGCTGTTCATAAAATGAACCTTTTAAGTATCAGTTACTTAATCTCATTGTTGCCGCCATCTTCGCGGGTTTGACTCCCGCTTTCACTAAGCTCGCCATCATCCAATTTTGGTCTTCCCCCATCTTTGTTAGACATTTGCGACGCCTGTTTTACTGGGGTCAGTTTATCAACCCAACCCATAGCTCTAGCTTCTTCCATTTGTCTTTCCATATCAAATGGATTCATACCAACGGCAGCAGCAATCTTTTGAGGCAGAACAATTCCCCTATCCATCAAGGTTGTTTGGCGGTCTAGGCGTTCTTTTCTGTCAGTATAAAACTTAGAGCCTTCCAAATGTATCTTAAATCGGAATGTTCCACCAGCATCTTTGATTCTCTTATTCACTTGGTAAGTGAGGAAATCTTCAAACTGCGGATAGATTGATTCCATAAAAATCTCATCAACAGCAAGGCTAAGCATACTCTCAACTGTGTTGGGCTTTTGTGTCCCACTGAACAAGAGGTTTGTACTTGCTCCAGATGTATTTAACGTTGTTCTGAGATAACTGTCGCGAATATCTGGGTCAGACTTGAAATCGAAACCTTTTACATTCTCCAATGGCGACGCCGCAACTTTGACCGCCGTAGAATTTATTGCCGATTGTACTAAGGACAAGAATTTTCCGAGCAGGTCTGGAGAAATTGAAATCGCATCTCTAACCTTCGTCTTCGCGTCAAGGAATGGAACTTGACCCATGATGACTTTTGTGGCAGATGCAAGATAGCTATTATTTTGCAGTTCCCTTATAACATTTTCTTTTACAAGGTCTGGAAACATTCCAACAAAAAATGGTATTCTTGTTGTTATTTCTGGCGCAAGTTTAAATGCCCAGAATCCATCAATCGGGGAACAATCAAGATACTGTGCAAACCCCCGATTTCCACGAAGATTGATAGACGATGATGGGTGGTATCCACCCTTCCCGAAACCATCGTTCATCAGCTTTGCCAAATTCTTTTTGAAGACAGTTGGATACATATTTATATCCACCCCACCTTGCAAAAAGTAGTAGTAGTCAAAACTAAACAGGAGTCCGAAGTCCCATCTACCCGTTATTTTTACCTTGTCAGAAGGAAGCTCTTGAAAAACAAATTTCTTTCCCTCGTCTCGGAATACCGAAAAGTAAGACTCGTTTCTTAGCATTTCTCTCGAAATCTTATTGAATTCTGAGCGATGGTCAAAGCTATCAAAGAATTCTCTCATAATATTTAGAGAATAATCGTAACTCTTTGTTCGCCCCTGCTTCTTGTAGTCTTCTTCTGTTGCGTTGACACAAGTATATGTAAAATCAAACGCTGGAATATTTCCATAATAGTTTAATAATCTCTTATATATTTGCGATGTAATCTCAAATGCTTGGGATTGACGCTGTAATTCCAGTTCATTATCTCTGGGGTTAGACAGAGCGTCGGTTACATTCGATTCAGTAACTTCACCTGTGGAAAGAAGGCTTATCTCTTTCATTTTCTGGTTTAACAAATCCACAGTCATCGGAAGGCCAGCCGTTCCAGACAGGCTTCTTGCAAAATCATAGAATTCAAATGTCTTGAATACTTGGTCTTCGGTTAACAGCGGCTCTTCCGTTGTATTACTTTCTGTTTTCAATATATACCTCCTTTCCTAGACGACCGCTAATGCACCAAGCCAGACCTCTAGCTCATCTGCGTCACCATCGTCCTGCAAAATATCACTATCAAAAATACTTATAACATAATTCCCATAGCTGGAGGAAGTATATCTATCTTTTCTTCTGCCACTTTTTTCCTTCAACCGTATCTTGCCCCCATCAAAAAGAGCCAAATCTAAAGAAATTGCTTCATTTATCATAAGGCTCGTTTGGACGTTCGGAGACAACACGTAGGACTTGAAAGATGGGTCTTCTGGAGATATAATGTCTTTATTTTTTTTACGAATATAAATTTCTTCCTGCTCATTGGCGTCCACAAGGAATTGTAAGAGACCGTTTTTCAATCTTATTCTAAAAACCGTTGCTATATCAGAGTTCAATTGTGCCGATGCCGCAATAGGGTAAATACACTCGTGCGCATCTCCCGCATATCTCTTTCTTTTAAGGAGTTTTTGATATTGTTCATCTTTTATTGATGGGTGCATCATAACAGACATGGGGGGGTAGTCAATCCCTCTCTCATCGTCAGTCGTAACACTCGTTAAAAGGTCATAAACACCTCTACCCGCATTTTGAATATCCAACACCAACATATCCCCATCAGAAAATCCAGTAAACTCAGAATATATCTGTTTTATTCTAAGTGTTATCTCTTCAATATTCCCTCCAGAAATTGTTTCCATATAAACCAAGGGACTTTTGTATCCTTTACGAGAAGGTAGCATCCTATAACAAGAGATTGAACTTAAATCGTTTTCCTCACCGGCGGCCAGCGCTATGTCAACGCTCACAAGTCTTTTTTCCCCAACCGCTCTTGGTATATCGTATTTGTTTTTTTGCTTTGGGATGCCGGGGTCAAACTTTATAGGAATCCATGGCCTGGTTAGATTGCGCTTAAACATTTGATATTGATAATAACTATCTCTGCTTCCACCAAATGGCCTATTCCCCAGCTCCATTTGGAAGAATATGTCATCCATGTCTTCCTTGTCTTCTACTATTTGTTCTCTACTTCTAATATGGTGCTTCAATGTTACGAGATAATCAAAGAATAGAACCTTTACGGTCTGCGAACCTTTTGCTATGGATAGCAGCATTTGATTCGCGCGTTGATGCCATTCCTCCCCCTTATATCCGACACTCGTGATTTGAATGTAAACAGGTTGTTCCACATAGTCCGAATACTCTTTATTCTGAAGGGAGAACTTGGGTTTCCTAAGAACCAGAAAATTTTTTAAAACCGTGTCAAGAATTTCTGTTGGTACTTGTCTTGACTCATCAACAACTAGAACATGGGCTCTATATCCGCGAGAGTTTGCACTAGAAACAACAGAGAATATTCTTGAACCATTATGAAAATCCACCTGATAATCATTTGCATTTGTAATTATCTTCTTTATTTCTCTAGCCACATTTGGATGTTCTTCCCTCAGTAAGGCTATTTTCTCTGTTACAATCAGACCTGCCTGCTTCTTTGTCTTGCTGGCTAGAACAATTGTTGTTCCCGGATATAATATTGCTCTCATCAAAGCGAAAATAGCCACAATAAAACTTTTAGCCGTACCACGACCAGCGAGTGCCAGAAACCTTGTCGAATGTTGCATAACATACAACCAAAATCTCTGATATTCAAATAGCGTTATTCCCAAGAACCACTCAACAAAATATTGTGGGTTTTCTCTGAAAAAAGTATTCCATCTAATAAGTCTTTCCTTCTCATCTTCAGACATATTAGAAGAACGGCGCATATCGCGCCCCTTTGAAAACTGGCTATTAGAACGAGAGTTTCTTTTTCTCTTATTCGACTGGTAGTTTTTGTGTGACATTTTTAGTCCTTTATCTCCCAGTCCTCTACATTCCCAAGTTCGTCTTTTATTGTATAATCCGCTAGGTCTGCATTATAATTTATTGTTGGGCGACGAACCATATTCTCATAATATAATTCATAGCTATCCACATCCCTGAATTCCCTCTTTGTAAGTTCATCCAGAAGCTCGCTAGGTTCATGTTCTTCTATATATTTAATCTTAGATGAATATAATTCAAGATTGTCTCCAGAATTTGCAGCATTTTGCATGTCTGGGCTTACGGCCAAAGTCTTCAAAAGCCTCTGCAATTCCTTGACATCACTTATGGTAGAATTACCAGCCATCCTATTCTCATGTATTTCCAAGAGAAGATAGCACACTTCCTTCAACAAAACAATGTCGGCGTGAGTTTCTATGAGATGTGTCCTAGTAAAGCTATTATATTCTCTTTCCAGAAAGTCCAACTGTTCTGTTGAAAAACTATCCCCCCAGAACTCATCCTGTTGAAGTCTCTCTTCGTCAGCATAAATATCTTCATCGCCTTCTTGATAAGAAATACTTCTTGTTGGCTCAACAAACGTCAAGTCATTATAGAAGGAAGACTCTATAGTCTCACTTCCACGAGCATTCATGGACGCAAGACGACCTCGGTAAATCCCGACGATACTTTTAACATCTCTCCCCTTCTCTTCAAGGGATACAACTGTTTTGTATGTAGCGTCAACAGCGGACTTGTCATATGCCATATTTAGTATCCTACATGTTGATAAAATGGCCTTCTTAAAAGTCCTCAATCTCACGTATTCTTTGTCATATATTTCGTTAGAGCAAGATTTACACACACTCATCAAACCGTTTAAGTCTAAGATGCTATCCACGGCAGCATAGAATTCTTTCGGATGCTTGTGTTCCATGCACTTCCTGCAATAAACATCTCCAATTATTTTAGTACCATTGCTAGTTGTATATTCTTTGGTAGCTCCACGGGTACGACTTCCTTTCGCCATCTATGTAACCACCTTTCTAGATTCCGAGTTCTTTCTTCAATATTTTTTCAATATTATCAAACTGGGTGTACTTTATCTCGATAAGTTTGATGTTGTTATCTCTACAAAACTTTCTTTTTATTCTGTCTTTTTTCTTTCTATCTTTGAATGCTTTTTGACCACCGAAAAAATCTATTTTTTCATAGTGCTGCCTGCCATTATATTCAATTAATGTGTTATAATTAGGCAAATAAAAATCAAAAGGAAGTTCTTTTTTGTCAACACATTTTGAAAACTTTTTTTGTGCTTTGAATTTAATCTTGTTTTTATTTAGAAAAATTCTAACCGCAACCTCTCCTTTTGATTCGTTGCAGAGGGAGCATCTGTTACCACTTTTAAAACGTATCCAAGAAATAGGAAATATGTGACCATTTGGGCATTTTATGTCCAACTTAGACTCACCGTTTATGTATTCACCAGATACATACTCATACCCCTTGCCTTCAATATAATCTAACACTTCGGAAAAATCTTTCTTGTAACTTTCTCCAAGTTTTTTTCTAGTACACTTCGGGCAGGGGGAATTTTTTTGAATACTATACCATGTTCTAGAATACTTGTGACCATTCTTACATTGTAGTCTGAATTTTGTCTTTGCGTTTTTATATTCTCCACCAAGCAAAGAAACTCCGTCTTTTGAGAGAAAATCTTTTATTTCATTGAGTGTTGGCTTTGGATTTTTACTTTCATCATAACAAGTCTTACACCTATGTCCTAAATAAAAATGAGACCATGTTTGTTTGATTCTGTGACCATTTGGACACATAATGTCCAACTTTTCACTGGAAGATACATATTCCTTACTCAAAAGGGTGTATCCAGCATCTTCATATTCCTTTTTTACGTCTCTATATTTCTTTTTTCTGCTTTTATTATTTCTTTTCGTGTTGCATATAGAACATCTTCTTCCGTGTTGAAATCCGTGGAATGTAAGTTCGTGCTCGTGACCATTAGGACACAGGATAATCAAAATTTCCTTATTGTTTTTATATTCTTTACTTAACAATCTATAACCTTCATCTTTAAAGGCTCTCTTTACTTCTTCGTAAGTCTTCTTTCTTGGCATAATAGCATCCTATAAACTATTCCTAACTTAATAAAAGGAGGGGAAACTGTTTAGGATACAGCCTTCGTCCCGTCGGACTATCCCCTCCAAAGAACCCTCGATGGAAATTGCATCCATAACCTTCGCTTTACAAGAGCGACGCTCTGCTTAATTGAGCTACAAGGGCTAATTGGGAAGATGTTATTTCCCCCTAATATAATAATAAATATCTTTCCCAGATAAAATTACATTCTAGACTGATAATCTTCCCATAAAATATTTAGCTTCTTACTAAGTGATAATACTTCTTTTGGTTCTTCAGCTTTGACAACCGCTTCTTCTGTCACATCTTCTTCTACAATATCATTTTCAAAACCATCATCTAAACCATCAAAAGAATCTAAATCAACAGGAACAACAACCCCGTCGATTCCTGCTGTGTTAGATATGATTTCATCCCAAGAATAGATTTCAAATTTATTATTGTAGGGATTATAAACATCTACAATAGCCTGAGAACCATAAACATCAATTGCATCCAATACAACCCAATGGTTTATATTGCCACTATGACCTATAATTCCATCACGACCAATCTTCACACCCATGATAATTTTGTTGGATTTCAACGCATCCCAAATTCTCTTCGGAGTGATTATGGGTCTCCCTAATAATTCATCTTTAAAATACTCCGACATGGAAACAGATGAATAATCAAAGGAAGACAGTAACCCTATCAAAGTTTGGGAAGAAGTTCCCCTATCCGAACCACCTTTAAATATTCTCGCCACAACACTGGGCTCTTTTCTCTCCCACCCGTCCAAGACCTCTTTCAGGGGTTTTTTCATAATATAAGAACAAGAAATCTCGCCGCACTGGTTTACCTTTTTTCTTCCATCCAATATGATGTATTGTTTTGCATCATATTCATCTGGAGTTTGAAGCCCACTCAAATCTACAACGTCCACTCTCAATACATTCCCATACTCATCAAAGTATCCAGCATAAGACCAACCTATCTTATCTCGATATTTAATTTGAAACCAATCGCTTTCCACCCCGCCATAGGGGATACCTCTGTGTGCATCAAGATATTCAACGATTACATTTGCGGGAACGTCTAAAATCTTATTTCCATATCCTGGAGATGAGCGCATTGGAACTTGATTTAAAACAATAAGTTTTTTCATTTATATTTCCTCTGATAGTTCAACAGTTAGTCCCGCGCTAGAATTTGTATCGCTTTTTATAGAGAATATGTATATATCGCCCGGAGTAACATAGTATTTCGACCTTTCACGAACAGATATGTCTTCTCTAATAGATAAGTCCACTTCTCCCCGATTATCGTATAACTCTACAAACTTGCCTGCCGCCAAATCTGTCTGAAATGCGGGGTCTAATAATGTGTCTGCGTCTGTTCGATATTCTAGAAAGCTGTCATTTGCTTGCTGCCATCCCGAAAGAGCGTTAACTGTTACAGCAGACACAGCTCTACCATGGTGATAAATTCTAAATGCTTCATCCTTACAAAAACTTGTAATCGCATCTATTATGGCATCACGAGTATATATAACTGTCTCCCCTTCGTATGTAATTGTGGTGGGGGAACGAACAGCAAGAAGCGCTACAATATCTCCCCCAGATGTCGAAAGAAGAGATGAGCCCGTAGATGCCGTTATTGGGAGAAGACTTTCTCCAGTTCCACCCTCACTTGTAACATCAACGCATCCCACACGGATGACAACATCTCCGTCAGCCGTTGCGCCAGAAGATTCAAAAAATACAGGAAGAGCCGGATTTGCAACACTAACTCCAGACAGTGTTCCTAATATTTGATATGTATATACTAAATCTAGGTCAACATATACATACATATTTCCTACACCGCGCCACTCCATTTGAATATCATAAACATGCCCCTTGGAGAAGTCAAACCCATCGGGAAGGTTTGATGTTATATCAACCGGATAATCTGCTGTTTCTCCTCCTATAGTACTTCTATAGGTGAAGTAAAAGGATGGCGATTCTCCATCACCTTCGACACTTAGAAAAACTCTATTTTCTACCGTTCCAATTCCAAAAGACCGTGTGCCAGTAATTTCAGGGTTGGGAAAAGACATGGCTGTCGAATATAAGTGCCCTCTATTTGGCTGATAGCGAGGGTTTCTTTTAGATTCGAGTAGGACATCCGTTCCGTCCGTGCCAGTAACGTGTAACATTCCCTGAGATGATTTTACTAAGCTATTGTCAACACTGGCTTGTTCCACCCAAGTTGCGCCTGTTTTGTTCTTTTGTTTCCAAATTCTATTTGGGACATCATAAGTCCAAATTCCATGGAATAGACTATAATCAAATACTACTTTTTGGCGACCCCACGCATCGTTTCCCAAATCGTTCTTCCCAAGAATAAACTTTGTTTCGGGAGAGATAACTACCATACCTTCAGACATCTCCGTAAGAGTCTGGTCAGGCTCAATTATATATTTTTTCCCCGTGTCCAGAATATACACTATCTTTCCCGGAGACGATGCCCCCGATATTTTATTATCTACAATATCCGTGCTTTCTGCAATATAACTAACATTTCCAATCAACCCCACATTTGTCAATGCCATCCGACCTCCTAACTATCAATTCGTAACTACGTGACCATGTATTATAATCGCGAGTTGGCTTTGGCTGCTTAAATCAGCTCCAATAACAGCTTGGATTTTATCTTCCGTAGAACCAACTAACCGGACAGAAACACCATTGGTCGTTCGAAAATTTTTTCTAGCCCTTATCCCATATTCCGAATGTTTATTGGCGGCTTGATACTCCACAACATAGCCCTGTTCTTCAAAACCCAAGTTTGTTGTAAACATACCTATGTTTTTTATCCCTCCATCTATGTGTCGGATAACAAGAGGCGTCGAAATTCCATCCACAATTCCAATAAACGTTGTACTATCCATAGATAAATCATCAAGCCCAGATAATGTTATTGCATAAATATCAAAGTCTGAATTTAAGGGAGGGTGAATGGAAAAAGTTTTCTCGGCAACAGACCCATCCACCGCCATATTCCATGCCCCAACCTCAAGTGAAGCGGAAATACCAAAAGGGGCATCAGAAGAAGACGCCAAAACAATTTCATTTTCCGTCGATGATGAGACAATACTTTGAAAAAATCTCTCGTCATCGTGAACATATACCGCGTCTCCACCCACAACTCCTGTGTTATCATCTATGGCTATTGTTGTATCCCCCAACTCTATGGGGGATGTAATTGACGGTGTAACATAATCTTCATCCATTAGATACAAATCAACAGTTGATGAATATTGGTCTTGTACGGAAACTGGAATTCCACCGTTAGATTCTATAGGATAAACTATTTGAGCGGGGAAACCATAGAAATCGTGAACAACCTCGTCATCCCCGACCTGCTTCCACTCAAATGTATCGACAAAATATATCGGAGCCCCTATCCTAGACGCGCCAGGAACTTTCCCATCTATTTCATCACTAGATAGTGCCATGTACCAACCACCTAAATTGCTAACAGTCATATGGCACCTCCTTAAATGAAAAAAGGAGCTGGTTAGGCTCCTTTTCGTCTATATCTAATTATTTTGTTTTTCTTTTTCCCTATCACGAAGTCCCTGGGTTGCCGCCCTTCCAATAGGGGCGGGAAACGTGTATCTCATTGATGCATATGGTTCAACATATACATCCTTGGTTTCCCCAACTTTTCCCCTAGTAGGAATTGGCTTCATCTTTCCTTCGTGATTTGTTCGCTTAATCATAAACACGTCTTTTACTGCGAGCTCCCAATCGTTATAAGCAACATCTTCTAGAAATTGCAACATCTGTTCTATAACAATTCTTGTTTCTCCATAATTGAGGGGAACTGTTTCTTGATTAAAATAATTATCCGATAAAAATCGGATTAGTTGTTTTTTTGTTGTAATATCAGGCATTTGTAATGCTCCTATATCCCATTATAAGATATAATGTTCTATTTATTAACATTAATATATTATAACTGCTTTTCGCTTCTAATGTTTCTCATACCAATCTTCGCTCGTTCTTTAGACAAAATAGAAGAACAGGAGTTGCATAGTAATTGTTTGTTTGCTTCCCTAACCAACTCTTTCCCGCATTCTCTGCACCAAATAATAAATCCTCCTCGCATAGTCTGGTATGTGTCTATGACGGTCATAATATTCTTAGACACAATAATGCCATCCCCTTCTGGTTTTACCATCAACTGATAGAAATCTCCACCACGGACTATCCGATGCTCAAAGACCCCATATTTCCTTGCAAGGGGAGAAAGTTCTTCAATAAATCTCTTATAATTATATCGTTCTCCACTTATTCTAATTATAAAAGCTATATCTTTCTTCGTTGAAGAGAATGTTCCTTTTGAGCCCGACATCTTGGCAAAGGCAACACAAGCAACCAGAAGTTTTTGTAACTTGAAGTCTTTTATCTGGTTTATGACATCTAGCTCATTTTGGGTTATTATTATTGGATATTTTGGTTTTCTAAACTCGGAATCCTTTATCGCGGATTTAGACGCTCTATTTACAGAATAATGGAATCCTTCTTCAAAAAAATCTTCCCCATACTTTTCCTTACAAAACTCCATTACACTTTTGTAAATTCTTCTTTGTCCATATCCATATTCATTTCTATAATATTTTGCTAAAACAAGCAATTCTTGAAATGCTGGATAATTTCCGATAAACCCATCATTTAGTACGCTTGACAATAATATTTCTTCATCGTAAACCTTTTTTATTGGCATGGATACTCACTATCAACAAATATTTTTTTCGATGAAAAACGATTAAACATAAATTCTATCTCCCCATAATTGTCCCGCATTGGTATTTCTACTTGTCTTCCATACCTATCTAGAATATTCTCTATAATATAGCCCCCAAGAACGTTCCACACAAAACTATCTGCCCGTTGGGATTGGGAAATCATATAAACGCCCATATCCGCAAGCTCTTTCGGTTCAGCTATCTCTAAAGCTTCCTTACCGATTTCAGAGATAATAAAGCCTATGTCCCTTTTTAGAATTCGGTTATATGTTTTTCTAAAAGCTCTTTTTGCAGAAATATATTTAGACAATAGAAATTTTAACTTTTTCAATTTTTCGGGGTCTGGAATAAAAGATGGATTAGAATATAGATTATTATAATCGAAATTCGCTTTCTTTGATTCTACCCTTTGATGGATTTCATCCAGCTTCTTTTCTATATGCCAACATACTTTATTCATGGGAGATTCTGAGAACAAGAAGAATGAATATTTATAGTATCTGTTTACAAATTCCTGTTCTTTTTTATTTCTATTTTCATCACCAAGAATTTCTTCTATCCCTCGGTTGAAGTGAGACCATGCGTACTTATTATATGCTTCCACATGTTCTCGATATTTCTTGTTGTAACTATCATATAAATATCGAGTAAAGTATGGTCGCTTATCTGCGACAAGTTTCTTGTCTAACTCCGATATATCTTTAGACCATCTAGACCAAGAGTCTGGAATTTTTCTTTGTGACTCTCCCGTCTTTGCTTTGTCTATTTCGGAACCTTGCAATTGGCGAAATATCTTTAGACGACGCTCTATTTCATTATGTTCTGGGGAGCCCACTTCGTAATTATATTTCATACAATGCAATGCGCTTGAGCTGTTAGTAATAAAACCTATGGAACTTCCCATACCATCTATGTCGCCCTTTATGAGAAACTCTTCAGACAATTTGGATTTTTCTGCTGCACCATGGTTATAATCTATTGGATTACCGCGAACCGCCTTGTTTATAAATTCTGGCCGATTGTTGGAGTGCAGGATGTCACCATCAAAATCTGCGTCAGCCAAATAGAACACATCTAATCCCCATATATTAAAAACAAAACAGGCATCAAGATATTGATACCAATCGGAATGTTCCCACCCATCAACCAACCTTGCGCTTCTCATCTCAGAATTATGAGTCAGAGGGGGGCGAGCTATGGGAACTTCTTTCACCCCATGTCTATTCCAATATGAACTATAAAATTGGTCTTCTTTCAACAATCCTTCTGGCACATGCCCACACAGCCACTCTGCTTGTGCATAGGGGTCTGAAACCATCAGGGAATAATTCCCTTGAAAAAATAACTTGCCAAGTTTTGCCTGTTTATCCTTTTTAGCAAGCACATTATGTATTCTTCCACCCATATATCTCTCATGTAAAAGTGGGGGATATGCAAGAATAGATTTTGATACTATATCTAGATTATGAAAGTCATCTGATGTAAAACTCTGTTCAAATGCATTTGCGCCACTTAGATATAATGCCGATACTTTTTCATCGGCATATTGGATGTCTTCAAAATATTTTAGCGTGTGCTGCGTTAAATTATATATATCGTCATCATCTAAATCTAACACTTGTAAAAACATATAATTGCTAGATGTGTCATTTCTAAGTTCCTTTGGGGAATATCTTAATACCCTAAATGATAATTCATTTTTATTCATGTGATATAAATATTCTTGCAATGACCCATAGGATGAACCCAACTTGAATTGGCTTTCAGAAATAATCAAATCCATGTCTTGGATGACAAACTCGTTACCCCATAAATCCGTCCCCATACTAGCACCTAGCTTTTTCGACAATTCATCATAATCAAATGTTACTACCTGCCCTTTTAGAAATGGTGCCCTTATAATAAAGGAAGATGGTAGATAATCAAGACCAAGTTCGTCCCCCCACCTCTTCGATAATCTTGGAGAAATCAACCCTTGACCATCAAACACGTTGAGTTCTACTTCACGCTCAATTTCTTCTATATCACCACTATCGTGGATAAAGTCGAATTTCCCCATCCTTTTATATTCATAGTCTGGGATAACTGCGAATAAGGGAGTTGAGACCCTGTATCCGGCACTACCACATAATCCAAAATATGCATTATATTTTGCTGGGTTTAGTGGTTCCGATAGGTCTCTTCCATTGTCAAGAATCTCCTGCATGGGGGACTTATATTCTTTGTCTATAAAGAAAACGGTGTTTCTGCGTATGTTCCCACTCCCAGAAAGAAAGCGAACGTATTCCCTGTCGTTTACATATAAACCATTGTCTAAAATATTTTTATAATGTCTTGTGTCTGTAAATTCTACCGATATAATTTCAGGTACAAATAACAATAAGTCTAACTCGTTGTCTATTTCTTTTATTCGCCCACGATTATCCGAACTATTCTTCTTCCGTAGTAGACTTCTTTTTTCAGATTCTAGACTATCTGTATAAGAGAAGTCTACTTCTTTTCCTTTTAACTTATTTAATGTTTCTAGAAACTGATTTTCCCCCAACTTTATTATCTTTCCCGATAGTCTGGCTTTAGATAAGTCGTCTATCCTTACTTTGTAATTTTTCCTTTTCAAGTAGCTACTGGGGAGTTTTAGTATTTGATAGCTCCCCAGCTTTCTCTTGATTGGTTTCATATATTTTCTCCTATGGGATGGGCTTAATTAATGTTACATTGTCAAAAACAGACTTTGCTATTTCCTCAGCCCTTTCAATTGACGTTGCCTTTATTGAACTACTCCCATATTCCCCATTATCAAGATAAAAAACCATGTATGAGTTCATAGGGGTATCATCCTTCAAAAGACCTTCTGCGGCAATGGCGTCGGCAATGGCTTTCCGAATAGAGTGATGACCATTGTTATTATCGCTCTTTAGAACTTGTAACCCTAAAGAGTCATAAACTACGGAAACCGTAGTTCCCCCATCCCGTAGTTTTTTCTCCATCCAATTAAGCAGTATTTCATCTGGGTACATATTTACTCCAAACTATCAATGCACTTATCAATTATTTCCGAAAACTCCACCACAGAAATCTTGTGATTCATATAACTATCTCGCAAGGGATATTTATACCAACTAATAGAAAATCCCGTCGGCTTATACAAGAAATTCGGCTTTATGGTTGGGCAGTCCTGATGATGCTTATTTTCCGATAAGAATTTTTCCCAGCTATCTTCGTAATCACATGTGCATCGGATTGCACACCCATGCCACCAATGAGTCTCTGTGGTATCAAACCCGTGTTTCTCATAGATGGGCTTTAGAACTTCATCCGCCCACTTGTCAGTATCCATGTCAACCACCCAAGACCTATCTGCTTTCTGATAGTCTATTTGATAGCAAGTGGATGAATGTTCATTATCTTTATCCCACTCACACTCAGCTTCATCATATCCACAAGTACAATCCCCCCAATAATAGGGAAAGACCGAGAATACACCATTTTCAAAGTTCACGCCATACTCTCGCCAAGAATTATCCCTATCAGGGGAATATGCGTCGAACAGTCGAGCTAATTGTTCCTCATATCCTGTTGCGCGGGGAATACGATATTCTCCACGGGAATTTCCAAATACCATATTTCCTAATTCCATATTATTTATTCCTTTTTTGCATTTATACTTATATTATTGCGTATATAAGCGTAGTTGTAAAGACGACTCATTCTCACAAGCAATACAAATCCCACTTTCTGGATTTATCTTCTCATGCCCAAAATATCCACAATCCTCGCAACAGGTTGGGTTGTCAATGACGTGGGGAATATTCCCTTTTACTAGATTTGGGTCTGCGTCCACAAAAACAAAATCTCTATCCCAAAGCCTATTTACAGCAAAATCCGTAAACTCAAACGTAAGAAGGTTATCCACATAAGGAAAACCAATCTTTTTTGCTTCCCTTGCACTATTTGCAAATATCAGGATTGCGCCATCGCTTGCCCCAAGGCTACGAGAGTATCCTATATATGGTTTTAACATTAGTAGAGCTCCTTAGTCCTTGGAGATACTATTCTCATATCTATATTACACTCTTTAGCCAAATACTTCAAGAATTCCTTGGCCGAAAAATATATTTCCTCATTATCTCTGTCTATTTCCAAGTACATCCCATCCAAATACAGGGTGAGCTCAAACTTTTTATTTGAATTTTCTAAAAAGAATTCGTCCACTTTGTCCCAAACAATTTTAGTAATCATCCTGATTCATTTATACTCTTTACATAATATAATTTTGGGTAGACGGAGAAGTTGGCGTCTTTTATTGACTCCCATCCATAGAATACCGCTTGTTCAAAATCTTCTTCATGTATATCTATATATGGTTGAGTTTTATTGTGCCCACAACAACTTCCAAACGTTCTTATTCCCAATTGCCATAAAGATATTACATCATTTGCAATACACTTGTCAACAGCTATTCCATTTGGAGGAAATCCTTTTGACATTCGGCTGTCTCTGTATTCTCTCATACACGGATAATATCCTAATATTATTGTGTTATCATAACTCCCTATTTCGATATTATCACAATCACACATTGTCATCTTCTTCCCCATACTTTATTTCTTTCCATCCATCCACATTTTCAATAAATTTCTCATTCTTTCAGATGGAATATACAACCAAATTTCTTTTTCGTTGCGGATGGCTGTGCGGAAAATCAACTGCAACATTTCCGCTAAAGCATAGCCATCTCTGTCAAATGTTTCCCCAGCCTCACCATCAGAAAAGAAGTGGGAATATTCTGGTTTGGAATAGCGGTTCACCAGATACGCTAGAGCCGTTCTGTCTGCGTACTCATTGGTAGACTTTTCATTTATTGTTACCCAGTTTCTTGTAGTGAGATTCCTGCTTGATACCTTATCTCTATCTGACTTAAAACATGCCCATAAACTCTCTTTTGCCCCAGTACAAGAATGGTATCGAAAAAAGTTTATAGTGTTGTTTCTTATCTTTTTTAACTTATCAGGATTCCTAGAGTACCACCTTTTGCTAAGAGCTCCATAGTATGCGTGTCCAGCATCGTCCTTGCTATAGGCTCCCACACGGTTCATTTTTTCTACATCTACTATGTTTATCTTTGATGCTATCTTGTTTTTCCAATCCATCTCATGTGAACCATCGCCATAAGGCTTTAGAGAATATTTTTTCCCAAACTTCTCTTTTGTGTCGTTTACGTTTGAAACATACCATGTCTTAGTAGGAATACCAAAATGACCAAAATAATAATTTTGAAGCTGATATTTTGATTGGTATGTCATAATATAAACGTCTTTAAAAATTCCGACTTGAAAGAATTCTGGAGGAAATGTCCACACCAAAGACAATTCGCTTGTGGCAAACAAGAGTCCTCTCTTTGCAAGATTGATTAGACGACCATATTTCCAAAGCATGTTATCACTATCAATCCAATGAACAGCGCGCGTCTTTTCGTCAAAATCAACAAATCCCTTATTCATCAATGTCCTCAAATCTGCTCTGGCGAGATTGGATGCAGCCTTTTCTCCAACCTTAATAGCATCATCATTTGAGAACATGTTGTATATTGTAATTGCTTCGAAGGCCTCATCTATAATAAGAGTATAATTAGATATTCTGAGGAGGTCTAAGACTTCATCATCTATATTCATAAATAATGAGTGGGTAGATGATATGTTTTGTTTTTCAAGGAGAAGTGTTTTTAAGTGACTTGATTTTCTTCCTTTTCCCTTATTTCTATTTGGACGAACAAAGTCCAAATCTGGACAAGATTCTTCAATTCTTTCAGTTTCAGTAAGAAATGGCGTAATAAAAAGATAGTTATTTTCTGGATGGCTATTCATATATTGAATCGCCCAAGAAGTCTTGCCCCAGCCCATAGGACTATCTATCACGTTTACATCAATGTATTTTTTATTACCACTCTTCATCATAGGCGTGTTCCACTACAAAGTTATAACATTCATCACACATATATTGCCCATATGCCTTGCGGTATTTCGCATCAAGAGAATCCGGACACCATTGGCAAGGAAGCACGTCTCCGTCTGGGTCTTTCCATCCAATTGGCTCATTAATACCCCAGATAGCAGGGATGTACTTCTTTAACGGCTCATAGTACCGAGCAAGAACTATCACATTATATCCAAACTCATTCAGATATTCGATATAATGCTCACCATCATCTCCAACCTCGACCCTCTGCAATTTTTCCCATCCGTCAGGAACATTAACACGCTTCATCTTCTTGACTTCAGAATGGGGGATAACCCTATACTTCCCCTTTCCATCTTTAATTACTGGCATAATACCTCCTAAAATAAAAAATCACTATTCCTATATTATCATTATAGCACAAAAATACTGATTTGTCAAGTACCAATTTCCGCAAATAGGCTATTTATTGGTCGCAATATGGTAACAAAATGCTACCTATTGATACTTTTTATACATATACGAAATCGTTTTGCAAGAACCGTTCCGAGCTTCAGGCGTGTAATTAGGTTGCTATTTGACCTATTTATTTTTACGGATTTTTATATACTCTTCTTATAAGGACGAATCTTTGATATAAAAACATTCCTATTGCTAAGATATGACTTATTGGTATTTTAATGACGGGTAGTAAAAATATTTTTTTTTGAAAGTTTCAGATTCTACGGATTTTTTTCCGTAACCACCTAAAAACCACCCCCACCCCAGTCATAATACCGCTACTTATAGTTATTACTAAATCCAAATATCATATTAACAACCCCAGCATAAACTAGGGAATAGGCTTTGGTTGTCATCTATATAAGTATACCATTATATTATCATCTGTGTCAACCCGTGGTATCGACCCTCGGTATCAACCCATATCTTATAAATATTGTTAACTTATATGTTTCTATTAGGTCTTATAGATTATCACGACTTCATCCTGGCA